AGCTGGGTCACATTGGCAGAGATTGTCTAAGGTGCTTGAAACTTTTCGTAAGGATCGCACCATAGCAGGAGATTATGCCAAATTTGACAAAACTATGGTCAATATGATCCTTTATCTGTGTTTTAAGATATTAATACATGTTGCAGAGAAGGCTGGTTACAATGAGACACAAATTGTGACTATGCGTAGTATTGCTACTGATATTTGTGAACCTGTATATGAGTATAATGGAGATTACATTGGGGCTTATTGTGGCAATCCCTCGGGTCATCCAGGTACTGTTTTCATAAACAACTTGGGAGGCTCTATTTACATGAGGGTTGCTTATTATGAGATATATGGAGAAAAACCACCTGGAGATTTTTGTGACAATGTGAAACTCATTTGTTATGGTGATGATAATATCATGACTGTTAGTGAAGCAGTGCCTAAATTCCACCACACCAATATCCAGAAGGCTCTCGCACCCTATGGTGTGAAGTACACTATGGCGGATAAGGAGGCAGAATCTGTGCCTTACATAAACCTAGAGGATGCTTCTTTCCTCAAAAGAGGTTTTAGGTTTGATGAGGAAATTGGGGCCTATATGGCACCCCTAGATGAGCTCTCTATATCTAAGTCGCTTCATGTTGGTGTTCCCAGTAAGGAATTATCCCCAGAACAAGCCAGTGTCGAGGTGATATTTGGAGCCCTACGTGAGTGGTTCCAACATGGTCGCGTTATATTTGAAACGAGACGCGATCAATTGAATGAGGTTGTTGTGGCAGCTAATCTTGGTGCTTGGATGCCCTCACCTCTTCCTACATACGAGTCATTCCTCGATGACTATCGTACAGATAGGGATGAGCTCGACCATTCGTGGCTCGATTCTAAGCTCTCCTAGAGGAGGTTGGTTTTCTTATTAAACCGGCCGCACCCATGCGGCTTCGCTAAAAATGGGATGGTACATCTGGTTACCAATGTATTTAAATGTTGTGTCTTATTTATATTAGGCTTTTGTATCATATGTTTGCGGTGTTATTTAGCACCTGAGGACCGCCCTCAAATCACACACACCCCACCTTTCTCTAACGCGGGAATTGATGGGTTAAATATGCGTTGCCACCACTACAAATAATGGAGCTGGTAATACTCCTACAACTTACCAAACAAGCGCTGCACCACCAGTTTCTTCGAGGGGAACGGTGCAGTTTCGAGACGCCCCAGAACAATGGGACGTTGAGTTACCCTCACACTATGACATGACTAGGAATTCAGGTGTTTCTGATGCTTATGACCTAAATGATTTCTTCGCTAGGCCCATTCAAGTCAAAAATTTTACCTGGACTCCTCTCCAGACTTTGCCATTTGGCGAGACTTTCAACCCTTGGACTCTCTTTTTCACTAACAAAAGAGTAGTCAATCGCATCAGCAATTACAATTTGTTGAGTGCTCAACTCAAGGTCAAATTTCTCGTCAATGGTAACCCTTTCCTTTTTGGGAGGCTCATGGCTGATTATCAGCCATTGCATCTTGATGATACTGTAACTGACGCTTCAACGTTACCACCTGAAAACATCATAGCAGCTTCCCAGAGGTTAAACATTCTGATTGACCCTACAACGTCTCAGGGTGGTGTTATGCACCTACCCTTTTTGTTTTACAAGAATAATATGTCGGTCCCTTTGGGTGATTGGCAGAGCATGGGTCAAGTCCACATACGCGAGCTAGTTGGTCTCAAACATGCCAATGGTGCCACAGACCCCATTAACATAACAGTTAGTGTTTGGGCCGAACAAGTTCGCCTTTCTTGCCCTACTAGTACCAACTCTTTTGGCATTGTTGCCCAATCTAGTAGGACTGCCGTTGGAGAGTATTCTTCTTCTCCTGTGCAGAACATGGCATCAGCGGTTTCAGCAGCTGCTGGATCTTTGTCCAATTGGCCTTTCATTGGGCCATATGCTCTTGCGACACAGATGGTATCTTCAACCATAGGCTCCGTTGCACGTATATTTGGATTTTCTGCTCCAGCTAATATTAGTGATCTTACAACTATGAGGTCACATGCTGTCACTAGGTTGGCTAATACTGATCGTAAAGATGATGTTTCTAAACTCACGACTGACTCTAAGCAGGAGCTCACCATAGACCCTTCTGTTTGTGGTGTGCAAACTGGTGATGAGTTGGTCATATCGACTATAGCTACTAAGCAATCTTATCTCACATCTTTTGATTGGACTGTCGCTAGAGTTAATGGAAATCACTTATTTTCATGTAGGGTCAACCCCATACATGTTGTCAGTAACGGTACCAGGGAGTACATCCCAGCGTGCTCCTTTGCTGCCATACCCTTTAAATATTGGAGGGGAACCATGAAATACAGGTTTCAAGTTGTTTGTTCTGCTTACCATCGTGGCAGACTTTTGGTCACTTATGATCCTTATGTCTCTGTTACGCGTGAGTTCAACACAGCTTTTACAAGGGTTGTGGATATTTCCAACGAGCGTGATTTCACTATTGAGGTTGGCATGGCTAATCCCTTGTCTTATCTTGAGCGTTATCCATCGTTGTTTAGCAACTTCCGCACAGCTTCGGTATATCCCTCCACTCTTGATTCTGCTAACGGTTCTTTAACTTTGACTGTTCTCAATGAGCTGACTGTCCCCAACAGTCTCGTTGACAATGACATTGTTGTTAACGTTTTTGTCAGTGGCTGTGATGATCTTGAATTTGCTGTACCTACTAACGATTTGATGGCTAACTTGGTGTTGCATTCAGCTATTGAACCTCAGTCTGACAGAGAGCCAGTGTCAGAGGTCATTCCACCTGCTGAGAATGATCCCCTTGACGCAGCTCCAATTGAGCAGGCCAACTCCTGCTTGGATGATGATTCTACCAATTTGGTGTACTTTGGTGAGAGTGTCCCTTCTTTTAGGGCTCTCCTCAAGAGGTACAATTATCATTCATCTGCATTGGCTATTGGATCTGCCATCGGTAATATTTGGAGGGTCGTCCAACCTGACTTTCCTGATCCCCGTGGTTATTATACATGGGGTGCTAATTCTGATGGCACTGACAAAGTCAATTATAATCCTACCACATTGCTGAATTATTTGGCCCCTGCATATCTTTGTAGGCGTGGTGGTTTGCGCTCTAAATACATGTTCACTGGGGACATAACAAGTACTACTCCTTGTATAGTTGTTCGTGAAACCGATGTCGGCGATGATCGCCATTCCAATTCAGAGATCGGTATCAACATAACAGATAAGAATTTGTACGCGTTAGGACGTCAGAGTTCTTGGCCCATGTCTTGGCCAGGTGCTGAAGTGACGGATTTGAACATTCAGAGCACAATTGAGGTAGAATTGCCTCACTATAATAACCTTCGTTTCCAAGTTGCCAAGAACGTTGACATGCCCGCCAACAATCGGGCTTTCAACGTCAACTGGCATAGCATTTATACTACTATCACCAGCGGTTCAACCCATTCTGTTGACCGTTATGTTAGTGTTGCTGAAGACTTCAACCTTGTTTTGTTTCAAGGTTGTCCAGTCCTTGGAGAAAAGGATTTTTAAAATCTCACATCGGGCGTGAGATCTCCATATGGAGTTTGCCCGCATTTTATATTTTCGGATTAAAGTGCGTGCGCACTTGTCCGAACTTTCTTAATGTGCGGTGCCACCGGC